TTGCTGCGTGGCGACTTTAAGACCCGCATGGACGCGCACGCGACGACGATCCAGAACGCGATCCGCACGCCCAATGAAGTTCGCACAATCGAGAACATGCCGCCCGTTGACGGTGGCGACAGCCTGATGGTTCAGGGTGCGACGGTTCCGATCACATCGCAGTTCGGGAGTTCAGATGCCGAAACCGAATGATGCGATGGCGACAGAGGCGCAGCGCGGTCTTGATTGGCGGCGCGAGTTCGGTCGTGGCGGCACGGAAGTCGGCATCGCCCGTGCGCGAGATATATCCAACAAAGCCAATTTAAGCATCGACACGGTTCGCCGCATGTCCAGTTATTTCGCCCGCCACGAAGTCGACAAAAAAGCCGAGGGCTTCAATCGTGGCGAAGATGGCTATCCCAGCAACGGGCGCATTGCTTGGGCGCTGTGGGGTGGCGACTCAGGCCGATCGTGGGCTTCGCGGGTGTTGGCCCAAGAGGATGGAGAACGGGGCGCTGTGGACGAGTATGTGGGTTCTGTGTTACATTTGCCGAAACCTATGGGGGCTGAAATGGCTGAACGTGAAATTCGCGCATTGGCGCAACCGCTTGAAATCCGAGAGGACGAAGACAAGGCGATCCGCGTGTCGGGTTACGCTGCTGTTTTCGGCGAAGAGACAAACATCTCTGGCATGTTTACCGAAGTGATCGAGCGCGGCGCTTTTGCGAGTGCGCTTGAGCGCCAGGACGATGTGGTATTCCTGATCAACCATGATGGTCTGCCGCTGGCCCGCACTCGATCCGGCACGCTTACGTTGACGGAAGACGAGCGTGGCCTTTACATCGAGACTGAACTGGACGGTTCTGATCCCGATGTTCGCAGCATTGTCCCAAAGATGAAACGCGGCGATCTGGACAAAATGTCGTTCGCGTTTGTTCCGACCCGTCAGGAATGGGACGACACCGGCGATATGCCAAAGCGCATGATCCAAGATGTTCAGCTATACGACGTGGCGATCGTCACGACGCCCGCTTACAACGGCACAGAGATTGGCCTGCGTTCGCTTGAGGCGCACCGTGCCAGCGAAACAAAGTCACAAGCAGCCCGACGCCTTCGGATGAAGGCCAAGCTGTAACGGATAACGGCGGTTCCCGCTGTTTCTGCCCTATCCCCAGCCCTTGGGCAAGGCACGCAAAAGGAGGCCAAGATGGCTGACATTAAGACACTGCGGGAGCAAATGGCGAACATCGCCACCGAGGCCCGTTCCAAGCTGGATGAAGCGACAGACGCAACACCAGAAGCCCGCGCTGCTGAAATCGAGCGCGAATTTGACGCCATGATGGCTGACCACGACAAGCTGGCCGCAAAGGTTGAGCGTCTTGGTAAAGTTGAAGCGGCACTTCGCGCAGGCGATGATGTTGACCTTGATCGCCGTCCTACATTTGAAAACCGCTCCGCGCCTGCCGTGGACGAGGGTTTCAAGATGGACTACCGCGCAGCATTCGCTGAAATGATTGCTGCTGGTGGCGACGCATATGTCGACGCAGAGGTTCGCAATGTTCTCCGCGAGAACCGTGCGCAGACTTCTGGCACCGATTCCGCTGGTGGCTACACAGTACCAACTGAGTTGGCGACATTCATTGAAAAGTCTATGACTGCAACTGGTCCGATGTATGGCAATGAATTGTTCACAGTGATCAATTCCGCTGATGGCCGTCAGTTCAACATCCCAACTGTTGACGACACAGCCGTGACTGCTGTTGCTCACACTGAAGGCACACAGCCAACAGACGACGGCGGCAAAGACGCGACATTCGGTCAGAAGTCGGTCGGCGCGTTCTCATTTGACTCTGAGTGGATTCGTTGGTCCGCTGAATTGAACGCAGACAGCATCTTGAACATGGAAAGCCTGTTGGGCGAGTTGATCGGTGAGCGCCTTGGTCGCATCGCCAACGACAAGCTGACAACTGGTTCCGGTTCTTCTGATGTTGAAGGCATTGTGACCAACTCTGCTGAAGGCAAAGAAGCTGCGGCAACAACTGCTGTGACTGCGGACGAAATCATTGATTTCATCCACTCTGTTGATCCAGCTTACCGCAATTCACCGTCCACAGCTATTATGATGAACGACAGCACACTTGCTGCGGTTCGTAAGCTCAAAGATGGCAATGGCAACTACCTCTGGCAGATGGGCAACTATCAGGCTGGTGTTCCGCAGAACCTGCTGGGCTATAACGTTGTCGTGAACCAAGCGATGGACAGCCTCGCAGCGGCCAAGAAGGTCATGCTGTTCGGTGACATGTCCAAGTTCTACGTCCGCAAGGTAGGCGCTCCGAGCCTATATGTGGCGCGTGAGCGCTTCGCACCTGACTTCGGCATCTTGGGCTATGTCCGTTTTGACGGTGTGCTGTCCAACACTGCCGCCGTTAAACACTTGATCACAGCCGCATCCTAATCGGCTTTTGGGTGGGCCAGTCCGCTGGCCCACTTACCAAGCCGAAAAGGAGGCGAACATGCCAAAGGTTAAACTGCTCACATCAATGGCGGGCATCGACTTTTCACACAATCAAGGCGACCTGATTGATTGCAACGACGCAGAGGCCAAGCGATACATCGAGGCTGGCATCGCCGAGCCGATTTCTGCGCCTGCCAAGGTCGAGCGTGCCGTCAAAAAGACAAAGACCCGCAAGGCCGTTTCAGAGGACTAGACCATGCCCAAGCCCCTTGCCTGCCACAACGCGCTAGAAATTGTTGACGCGCCTTTGACCACGCCGATCACTCTGGCGGAGGTGAAGGAGCAACTGCGCGTTGAAGGCACTGACGATGACGCAATGCTGACGCGCCTGATTGACGTGGCGGTCGCGTACACGGACGTCAGGGGCGCACTTGGTCAGGCGATGATCACGCAAAAGTGGGCGCAGTGGGTTGATTCTACGCCGCCGCAAAGCGTCAGTCTTATTCTTGGTCCGGTCCAAGGCGTCACCGCTGTGAAGTATTATGACAACGACGGCGATCTACAGACTGACGACATCAACAATTATGAGGTCTTCGGCACTGAATTTGCCACCAAGATCAGCCCGAAGTCAGGCTTTTCTTGGCCTGTGGCGCAGGATCGACAGGACGCGATCAAGATCGAGTATGAAATCGGATATGGCGACGCGACGACGGACGTTCCGCAGACCATTCGCCACGCGTTGTTGCTGATGGTCGGCCACTGGTATGACAACCGCGAACAGACCGCATATGATGAGCTTTCCAACATCCCGTTTGGCTTTGAGTCGCTGCTGAACATGCACCGGAATTGCTGGTATGGTTAGGGCTGGCCTCTATCGCGAGAAAGCCACTTTTCAGCGACTTTCGGAAGGCGCGGTCGACGCATACGGGAACGTGTATTCTGGATGGGCTGACCTTGGTTCTCGGGCTGCTGACATGCGCGAACGCACGGGCAAGGAGAAAATCGAGGCTGGCGCGCTGTCTGACGTTGCGATGGCAACAATGCGATGCCGATCGGACAGCTTCACGCAGGGCGTCACAAGCGCTGACCGCGTTTACATTCGCGGCACTAGCTGGGCGATCAAAAATGTGATGCAAGTTGACGCCAAGAACACGGTGGTCGAATTCACACTTGAGCGTGGGGTGGCATCGTGAAGATAACGGGCGACCTCAAGCTGATGAAGCAATTTGACAAAATGCCGGACACGGTTCACAAAAATCTGCGCAAGTCTATCCATCGCAATACCGAGCAGGCGGCACGCGCTGCGCGTGGGCTGGTTCCGGTTGCTAGTGGCGAGTTGAAGGGGTGGATCTTCACACAATACGCTGACGGCGGAATGTCGGGTTCTGTCGAAGCTGCTCAGCCTAATGGCCCAGATCAGCGCAAGGCCAAAGCGGTTGAATTTGGCCGCGAGAACGGCAACCGAGGGACGACTGAAGCGCAGCCATACATTCAGCTTGCGCAAAAACTGCAAGGCAAGAAGTTTTCCAGAAGCGTGAAGGCGGCTGTAAAGCGCGGCATAAAGGAAGCGACAAATGGCTGATGGTCTTTTACTCGCAACGCAAGTCGGCGTTCGTGCGGCATTGGCCGCGAACAGCGGCGTGACAGACATCGTTGCGGGTCGCATTTACGATGAGCCACCGCAGGACGTGGTTTTCCCATATGTTCGGTTCAACGCTATAACGCCGAACGCATTTGACACGGACACGATCGAGGGCGCAGAGGTTTCAATCAGCATCGAGGCGCACTC